AGCAGAGTCAAAGCACTTAATGTGCCGCGGCGTCGTGAGACAGGTCTTGAATTGTTCGCCGCCACTAATCAGCGAAACTTCTCGGCGCCGATGTTACGTGACTCGATGGATTTTGAGCTTATGGTTCCTCAAGTGTGGGAAACGTTTCTGCGTATTTACTGCCGTCCGGACGCGTTGGAGATGTTGGTTAACTATCAGCGTGACCCGATCGGTCTTGGTGAGGAAGCGTTTAAAGCGTGGATGGCCAAAGCCACACCCGCCAAGATCGCTTCCATGATCAAGATGCTGGAAGATTCGGGCAAATCGCTGGATGAGATGCCGGTGGGAGAGTATCTGGCTATGATTAAGGCGGACGTCAAACCTACGATGTCCGATGCACCAAACATCAAGTTGACAGCTCCCCAAGTCATTGTCTACCACGAGAATACGTTGAGTGGTCTTTACAGTTCCATCTTCTCAATGTTGACGCTACGCTTTGAATCTATTTTGTTGCCGAACGTTATGGTCAATTTGCGCAAAGAGATGGAACGTGTCACCGATTTTTGCCGCGCTCACCATGATTGGGATAATCCGGTCCGATTCCTCGAGAACGATTTCAGCAAGTATGACAAGTCGCAGGAAGAATTTGCTTTCGCCTTGGAGAAATACGCGTTCACTCAGCTTGGTATGAACACGGACCTGTTGGAGAAATGGGCCGGTGGTCATGTCGAATGTAACGTACGTTCTCAGAATCGTCTGTTCGCTTTCATGGTCATGTATCAGCGCAAATCTGGTGACGCCACCACTGCTTTTGGCAACGTCTTGATCAATATGGTCGCGTGTGCTACCGCTTATCGCCATACTCCTTACAACTGGGCCGTTTTCATGGGTGATGATTCGTTGATGGAAACTAACACCTTGAGTGTGGATAAGGAAGCCATTAACGAACTAGCGTGTGTTTTTAACTTACAAGCAAAAATGTTCTTGACTGAGTCGCCTTACGTTCTATCTAACTATCTCGTTTTTGATGATAAGCAACACACTCTGGCTGCTCTGCCGGATCCCATTAAGCGTATTGAGAAATTCTCTATGTCTCATGACGCTGGTACGGTCCAATGGCGGAATATGTATGAGAGCGCTGTCATCCTTTTGGCCCCGTACCGCTACAAGGCGAATTACTATGGTCTCGGTCGACTGTTGAATGAACGTTATCCTGTTATGCGATCATCTGACGGGATTATTTTGGCTGAAGCGCTGGCTACGTCGGTTAGTTCGTTTGACAATTTTCGTTCGATGTGGGATGACGAACCGAAACTGCTTTTCCTATGATTTCATTCCTTTGACCGACATTCGTTTAACGTTCATGACTATGCTACATGCGTATGAATTCTACACTTTCCTTAAATACCTGCGGGTTTCTTTTCTTTAAAAAAAAAAAAAAAAAAAAAAAAAAAAAA